AAGCTTCAGGACGAGACCAACGGCCGCAAGATTATTCCCGATGCGAAGTTGACTGCTCTTTTGAAACTAAGCAAGGACGATGAGCTCACTTATTTCAATCTTCAGCGTTTCATGAGTCCTCATTTTGCCAAGGCTTCTAAGGAGGTGGTTGCTTAAATAATAGTTTATAGTTTGTGGATGTAGTGATTGTTTAATTAACTTATAAACTTTTTTTTTTAATTACGTTGTGGCTTTTCTTCTAAAAAAATAAAAAAAACTAAAAAATAATATTTCGCTTGTGTGAAATATTATTTAGCTTCTGTAGAATACTATAACAGTATTATTATATATATATATAAAATATAAAAATGTCCAAATCTCATACTATATTAGTCTTTATAGTTACCATACTTTTTGGTCTTGCAGCTTACGGAATGTTTACTGGATGGCATTATAACCCGCGAGAATCCGCCAGGGTCGTACCTTTACGGAACAAGGTTTTAGGCGGCAAAAAAAGAAAACACCGAAAAAAGCATTAAAAAACCATCACTAAAAAATACTGTGCGTTGAAATAAAATATTTAGATAATACAAAAATGTCAAAGTCTAACTCTTTTGTTTTAAAAGCATTCACTGTAATCGGTTTAATTATTGTAGGCCTTCAATTTTCCGGAAGTTTTTCAGGCACGCCCAAGCATTTAGGCGGTAAAAGAAGAAAACCTAAATATTTAAAAAACAAATAACTGTTTTGCCAATTGTTTTATAAATAAAATAATCTTTACATAAATTATAAAAATGCTACCTGTCCTTTATATTATATTAATTATTCTTGCTATAATAGGATTTCTTTATTGGAATTTTCGTGAAGATAAACCTCGGGGTCAACTAGATAGTGCTTATCGTAATTCATTTGTACGTGGTGGCAAAAAAAGAAAGTATCGTAAAGTTATAAAGAAGCGTTAAATACGTGAACAAAAATCAATTATCTATTTGAAACACTTTCAAAGTCTTCGACACTGTCATCATCCGAGTCGTATCGCAGAGATTCAATGATAAGGTCCCTTAAAGGAATATGCGGTTGATGTAGTACAACCACTTTAGGGGTAATACTTTTGTACTGATCATCCAAATCGTATTTTCTGTTGAGTATATACCTAACCGCAAACGTCGCGTCAATATGCTGTGTTTTTAGCAATTCAAAAAAATCCATGTTATAAATGTTGTCTTTTAGAGTTTTTCGGTCGTACTGTTGTTTTTGTAGATTTAACATACGGTTGTTTTTTTTTGTTTTCTTCTTTCTACCAATATGTTTTTAAATGTAAAACGTAGGTGTTTAATAATACTTTACAATAATATTATTTAAATATTTTATATAATATTATACAAAATCAACTTCTGATGTCTTTAGCGAAAGATAATATTTCATTGAGTATGGTAGATTTGCCTTTCTTTAATAACGAAGAATGTTGTTTGTTTAATCCATTTGATAATGATATGTCTTGTAATTTAAAATACGATGACGTCAGCATAGCGTGTAATAGTAAGGACCTTTTAGTTATTTGCGATTATTATGGATTGACAAAAGAAATACGTGCAAACAAGTACAATAAGAATGATATCGTTCATGTGCTATTAGTCTACGAACGCGATATTAGTAATCAACAAATGGTAGCAAACCGAAAACAATTGTGGCATTACATGAATGAGTTAAAAAGAGATAAATTCATGAAAAAGTTTGTTATTTGGAAGTAATTTTCGTATAAGAATGGAATGACCATATATATAATATATTTAACAATAATAATTTAAAATTTTTATTAAATACTTAATAAAACACAATGGTTTTATCACGATACGATAGTAGGGTAAACTACGATGAAATAAAATCCATTAATGAGGCGGATAAGCTAGCTCCATCTGAATTATATCAGATTGAAATAAATAATGTGGATGTCATAATTGCCATCGGAAAGCCTTTGAATACTTATGAAGATCAAAACATAATTTATTTTCCTATTTATTTAGTAAAATACAACGATTTTGTAATTCAAATCGGTGTATACGAAATAGACGCCGAATTATATTACAACGATTACATTGAGGACGAGTCCATGGACGTAGATAATCTAAAAAATCCATTGTTATATTCTTTTGTAACAGATGAAATGTTGAAGAAAGAGAGAAAGATTCCAAAATCTACTTTACGCGAATTACTCAAGGAGTCCTCTACCGAGAAGTCGCAAAAAAAAGTGAACTCGGATGATGAAGTGGAGGAGGAAGAAGAAATTATTGTCAGCCCACCAGAGTCCGAGTCTGTTTTGACAGTTGTTATTCCGGAGGGCCGCAAGGCTATATTTACAGTCATTAATGGTGCTATTATTCCGAAGGATTTGGTAGAAGAGACCTCACAATCCGCAATGGATATTCGAGAGAAATATCATGAGAACAAAACAGACACGTGGCTTCAGAAGTTTATGATGAATAAAAATTATGGCGTGGCCGATGCTGAACTAAATGACGGGGATGCTTTTTTTGTTAGTATTCGAGACGCATTTGCCACCATTGGTCAACAAACAACTGTTAATAAATTAAGAACCAATTTGTCGAAAGAAATAAGTGTGGATATGTTTAATGAATACAAGACGGAATATGAAGTGTATAAGAATTCCTTGAAACAAGATCTTGTAAAGTCAAAAGAATTAACCACTCAACACCAAGATTTAAAATCAAAATATTCCACTACACTGGACAGAACAGAACAGCAAATATTAATAAACTCGGCGAAAGAAGTGAAAAGCGAATTTGATAAAACGAAAAATGAGACATTAATCACGAAGCGTATTTTACAGGATTACAAGTTTATGGATAAGGCTCCCACGGTGGAGAAGCTGCGTTCCCAAATGAACACTACTAATTTCTGGTCTGAAACATCTTGGATCATTGCAACATTAGAGAGAATACTTAATGTGAAGTTAATAGTTCTCTCTAGTGAATCTTACAAGAACAAGGATTTTGATAATGTATTACAGTGTGGTCAATTAAAGGATCCTGTTTTAATAAGTGATGGTATTTTTACACCCGAATTTTACATATTACTGGAGAATACTGGCAAGAATTTTAAATTAATTAGTTACTTAAATAAACAAATTTTCAAATTTAAAGAGTTGCCTTATGACATTAAGAAATTGGTTGTGGAGAAGTGCATGGAAAAAAATGCCGGTACATTTAACATAATTCCCGACTTTGAAATATTTCGCAAAACAATCAAAACGGGACCATCGTCTCAAGTCATAGAAGAGACCTTTGATGATTTAAGCGAGGCGAAAATGAGAGGCTTATACGACGACCAAGTAACTTTTCATTTTTATAGTAAGTCTGATACAAAACCACTTCCAGGAAAAGGATCAGGAGAGAAAGTTCCAAAGGCAAAGCTGACAGATTTCGTAGAATTGGCGAGGTTTCCTGACTGGCGTCGAAAGCTAGACACCATGTGGGTAAAACCATTCAGTTTACAAAATCACAAGTGGTCTAGTGTCGAACATTACTACCAGGCGAATAAATTTAAAAGAACGAGTCCCGAGTTTTACTTAAGTTTTACCGTAGAATCAGGCAGTGAATTATCTAAAAACCCCGAGTTAGCCAAAAGTGCTGGCAGTAAAAACGGAAAGCATAATAAGGAATTAGTTCGGCCGGTAGAAGTTAAATTAGATCCTGATTTTTATAATAAAAACGATAAACAGGTACTATTCGATGCGAACTATGCGAAATTCACGCAGGACGATGAATTGAAACGGATGTTATTAGCTACCAAAAAGGCAAAACTAACAAAACATTCGACAGGTAAATCGCCGAAGTTGTGTAATGAATTAATGTTGGTGCGTGATAAAATACAGCGTGCGGAAATAATAGATGAAACTATTTATATTTAGGAAAAAAAATATACTTTAGCATATTTTTATATTTTAGCATGTTTATATATTTGTATATGTATATATTATCTATAAATGTCAGTAGCACCAAAATATAAAGACACATACGTTCCTCCTAGCGGAAACGATTATGCTAATCCTACCCAAGATACAGGAGAGTACAAAAGCGACACTGAAAATTATATGCCAATTGGTATTAATATGAAACCAGTAACTGATGAGCCGGATGATACCGGTACAGGAGATTTTTCGAATTATGATGACAATTTGGACGACGGAAACAATGGTGCAGACAATACAGACGGGACATATATACCTCAATATCAAGAAAACAAAAACCCTTTTGAAAATTATGTAAATGATGTTTCCAGACCTCAACCCGCGAAAGATTATCCCGCGACTGACATGTTTCAAGACGAATGTCGTCCTCCTATTAATATTATGACAAAAACTAACACGCCCTTACAAATAAAATATAAAGTAGTTGGTTCTGCTTTAGATTGGCAAAACTTGCCTCTTTACTTGCCTCTTTTGTCTAGTTTTCCAAATCAAAGTAGTGCTTCTTCTAAATATGCCGCGACTGCTTCAGATATTTGGACTGTTAACAAGAAGATAAAGGAGCAAATGCAAGTGAAACAAATACAAACTGGAAAATTTGAGGTACAACTCATTCATCTTAGAACTGCTGAAATGTTGTGTAATAATTTAAGTACTCTAGCAAATCGTAGCGATTATTTTTTTGGCGTTAGTATTTACCCAGGTGAAGAAATAGAGTCGTTGAATAATGATGTAGGACCTGACGCAGTAGAAGGTGGAAGGCGAAAGACGAGAAAACATCGTAGGACGAAGAAATCAAAAAAGCAGAGAAAAAGTAAAGGTAAAGGTAAAAGTCGCAGACGAAGAACGCACAAAAAGAAATAAAATATGATACATTATTTTTATTAGAATACTTTAAAATACTTAAATTATTCTATTCTAATCTAGACCTCTTTTTGGTTTCTTCCGCAGGAATTTTGTAAAGCAGTACGTGACTTCTTGTTTTACGAAGTGGTCGCATGTTACGATAAGTCGGCGGAATGCTCAACACTCTTAACAAGTTCTTGTTTGACATTGCTTTTATTTTGGATCTTAGTGCGGCGATACCAACCACTTTGGTGCTAACCTCGTTTCTAATAGCATAGTAAACTTCATCCTCCTTTTCTTTTCGATCAAATATTTTTGTGAAACAACTCAAGCAAACGTAACTGAATTCAACTATGCCTGGCTTCATTTGTGCATAATAAATCTGGGTTCCTGGATTCGCACAACTATATGATCCAAAGTACAAACCACAACCTCTATAAAGAAGAAAAGTCTTTATGTAATTCCATAACATATCGTCAAAACGATACTCTTCCTTTTTTAAAGACATTTTCTAAT